GACAGTCTCCCCCTGTGCGTGAGCATTTTTTAAAAATGGCTCGACATGAATAGTTACACGCCCTTGTGAACCTGTGTAAGTATTTTCACAAACTAGATAAAGACGTGAATCATTTTCTGTACCCAGTTGTATGTAATCACCTGCTTTAAATGCTGTTGTTTCATTTGTTGTTAGTGATGTCGTTATCGTAAGCTCATGCGCTCCGATAGCCGCACTTGCATGTAAGGTAGCCGTTGTTGTGGTGTTGATAGAACCCATAGCTGTTTTGCCATCTGGATCGCCCATCAAAAAAGTGCCTCGCCTTCCTCTTAACTTTGAAAAAAATGCTTGAAAATTACCTGCGTCTTCTCTCTTCATTGGCGGTAAAGTAATCTGTGCTGTCCACAAAGCAAAATCATACTCATGTGTTTGTTGTGCGCCTGTGAATGGACTTTCTGCAACCGCAACAGCCCTTTTCAAGCCGAAAGATGAACTCTTTGGAGCAGGCGTTGTTGGAAACAATAATGGGAAACTATGAGCCATCTTTATCCTCCAAAGGCATTTGCAAAATTGCCGCCTCTTCTTCTAGCTTCTGCAACTGCTTTTATTGTATCCTGTTTTATGACAGGAATAAAGTTCGCTATCTCTGCTCTGACAGTTTGTGCGACACCTGTTTCAACATTGAGAGTTTGATAAATATTTATATTACCACCACCGCTCATCATATTTTGTGTATCCATGTTGTTCTTGATAACACCTGCGGAATGAGGAACAAATAATTCAGGACCACGTTCACCAACTAACACTGGACTTCTGACTGCACCACCGCCTGCAAAACCACCGACTGAACCACCCCCTGCAAACCCCATTGTAGGAAGCGGTGTGAAACCACCGACACCCTTGAATACTGAATTCATTATTCTATTGATGACCGTGAGTTCAATAGCTTTAGCAATCATTTGTTTTACAAAATTTTTGAATACATCTTGTAACCCATCTAATGACATTTGACCATCAACCAACATATCAGCAAAAGATGAGGAAATACTCTGTCCTGCTTGCAAAGTAGAATTCATCAGCTCTTGCATCATTGGATTTAGCTCTTCATCTAT